TGACGAAATCATGAAGATGCACCAAGAAGCTGAAAAGCTAATTGGACGACAGGCTCAGGAAGTTGGTGAAGTTCGTAAACTAGCTGATGAGTTAATCAAGCAACAACTCAATACCAATAAGCAAGACACGCAGCCACGTGTAGAAGATAACGAGATAGATTACTTTGCTGATCCCGATAAGGCAGTAAATCGTGCAGTAGAAAACAATCCGGTTGTTAAGCAGTTAAGAGAGCAATCGGAAATGGCAGCGAAACAGCACGTTGTAGCGACCCTACAACAGCAGTATCCTGACTATTTAAACATTGTTCAAACTGAAGATTTTGCTAACTGGGTTAAGTCCTCGAAGGTACGGACTAATTTGTTAATTGACGCTGAGAATTATAATTTAGACGCTGCTCAAGAGTTGCTGGAAACATATACAGCACTTAGAGGTATCAAAGCACAGAATGCTCAAAAAGCTGATGCTGCTTTAGTCGAAGATGCTAAGACTACACGTTCACAAACACTTAGATCTGCTGCTGTTCAGAAGGGCGGTACTGGGGAAGTAGGCAAACCAGTTTATAAACGTGTCGATTTAATTCGTTTAAGAATGACAGATCCTAACAGGTATAATGATATGCAAGATGAAATTCATGCTGCTTATGCCGAAGGACGTGTCCGTTAATTTAATTTTAGGAGATTTTTAAAATGGCTTTAGGTACAGATCATCAAACAAAAACAACTGCTGATAAGTTTATCCCAGAGATTTGGTCAGACGAAGTAGTTGCAACTTACAAAAAGAACTTAGTTCTCGCAAACCTCATCAAAAAATTGTCTTTCAAAGGCAAAAAAGGTGACACACTCCATATCCCTAAACCGGGTCGTGGTTCCGCTAACGCAAAAGCTGCTTCTACTCAAGTAACATTGAACACAGACACAGCAACTGAAATAAACGTATTGATTGATAAGCATTTTGAGTATTCAATCTTGATCGAAGACATCGTTGATGTACAGTCTTTGGCTTCTATGCGTCAATTCTACACTGATGACGCTGGTTACGCTTTGGCTCGTCAAGTAGATACATCTTTGATCCAATTAGGTCGTGGTGTTAATGGCGGTGCAGGTACTGCTGCTTATGACACAGCTTATTTAGGTTCAAATGGTACAACTGCTTATGTTGCAGCTTCTAACAACGAAGCAGCTTTAACTGACGCAGCTATCCGTCGTTCAATCCAGCGTTTGGATGACAACGATGTTCCAATGGATGGTCGCTTTTTGATTGTTCCTCCATCAACACGTAACACATTAATGGGTATTGCTCGTTTCACTGAGCAAGCATTCGTTGGTGAAGTTGGTGGTGGTAACACAATCCGTTCAGGCGAAATTGGTAACGTATATGGTATTCCAGTATTCGTTTCTACTAACGCTGATACAACATCAGGTTCAGGTGCTGCTCGTATTGCATTGCTAGGTCATCGTGACTTCGCAGTTTTAGCTGAGCAAATGGCTGTTCGTTCACAGACTCAATACAAACAAGAGTACCTTGGTAACTTGTTCACTGCAGATACAATCTATGGTGTTAAAGAGTTGCGTGATGGTTCTGCTGTAGCATTGGCTGTTCCAGCCTAATACCTAGAAACTAGGTTCTGCCCTGCTCATAGAGAGTGGGGCAGTTTACTTTAGTGCTCTACCAAGAGCTTTAAAATAAACTGTGGAGATATAAAATGGCAGTCTTTAAATGTATTGAAACTAATAATACTGTTGAATTTGATCTTGAACAAGATATTGTTAGTATGCGTTCACACCCCGGCTACGTAGAGGTCCTCGAAGAGGTTAAACCTGTTGTAGAAATCAAAGAAAAGAAAACAGCTAAAACAAAGGCTTAATAATGGCTATCTATCGTGGTGCTGGTGGTGCTGGCGACGCTACTGCAGATGCTGCCAGTGAAGCCTTATTAATTAGTGCATCAGTAACTGCAGCACAAACAAGTGCTACTAATGCAGCTACGTCTGCAACTTCTGCATCTGGTTCAGCAAGCACTGCAACTACCCAAGCAAGTAACGCATCTACTTCAGCAACTAATGCTAGTAACTCAGCATCTTCAGCAAGCACATATGCTACTAACGCATCTAATAGTGCTTCTACAGCAACAACTCAAGCGTCTGCTGCATCTACTTCTGCAACCAATGCAGCTTCGTCAGCTAGTGCAGCAAGTACTTCAGCATCTTCAGCATCAACATACGCAAGCAACGCAGCTTCTTCTGCAAGTTCAGCATCTACTTCAGCATCTAATGCAGCAACAGCACAGACTGCTGCTGAGGCAGCAAGAGACGCTACACTAGCTGCTTATGATAATTTTGATGACAGATACTTAGGTAGTAAGACTTCAGACCCTACATTAGATAATGATGGAAACGCTCTAGCTGCTGGCTCTTTATACTTCAACTCTGTATCTGGAGCAATGAAAGTTTATACAGGTTCTGCATGGGTGGCAGCTTATGTTTCTGGTGCAGGTTATTTAGCTTCTGCTAATAATTTATCTGATTTAGCAAGTGCATCCACAGCAAGAACTAACTTAGGTGTTACTGCTACAGGTGCAGATACAACATATGCATATAGAGCCAACAACCTTAGTGATTTAGCTAACGCAGCTACTGCAAGAACTAATTTAGGTTTAGGCACAGCAGCAACTACTGCATCTACTGCGTATGCTACTGCTGCTCAAGGAACTACTGCAGATTCAGCTTATGCTGATAGACTCAAGTGGGATGGTGGAGCAACAGGATTAGTTGCAGCTACAGGTCGCACATCTTTAGGTTTGGTTGCATCAGCAACTACAGATACAACTAATGCTGCAAATATCTCTAGTGGTACTTTACCTGCTGCAAGACTTCCTGCATTTACTGGTGACGCAACAAGCACTGTAAATACAAGTGCATTAACTTTAGCCACTGTTAATACCAATACAGGGTCTTTTGGTTCAACTACTGCAATTCCTGTAATCACAGTAAACGGCAAAGGTTTAATTACTGCGGTTTCAACTGCAACAGTATCAGGCTCTATATCGGTAACTGGTGGAGATTTAACTCTATCTGGTAATACTGGTACTGCAATAACCAATGCAACTCTAGCAACAGTTAATAGCAATACTGGTTCATTCGGTTCTACAACATCTATTCCAGTTATTACTGTAAATGGCAAAGGTTTAATCACTGCTGTATCTACTGCTACAGTAAGTTCTTTACCTTCTCAGACAGGTAACTCAGGAAAGTATTTAACTACTGATGGCACAACTGCATCATGGGGTACAGTCTCTGCAGGAGCAGCATTAAGTAACGACACAAGTACAGCAAGTAATCTTTATCCTTTATTTGCTGCAGCGACTACTGGTACACCTACAACGATTTATACAAGCAATGCAAAGTATTTGTATAAGCCAAGCACAGGCGATTTGTCAGCAAGTCAAGTTATAGCTTCTAATGGTTTAGTGGTTAATAGTGCAACTGTATCGTCAAGCTACACAATAGCCACAGGAAACAATGCAATGAGTGTTGGTCCTATGACAGTAGCAAGTGGTCAATCAGTTACAGTAGCTTCAGGTCAAAGGTGGGTGGTTCTATGAGTTCAGTAGTCATTTCAGGCGATACAAGCGGTGCTATTACATTAGCTGCTCCAGCCGTATCAGGAACAAATACTGCAACACTTCCAGCCGCTACTGGCACAGTAATGGTTAGCGGTAATATGCCAGCTTTTGCTGCATATCTATCTGCAAATCAAAGCGGTATTAGTAGTGCAACAGCCACAAAAATTACTTTTGACACAGAAGTTTTTGATACTAATAATAATTTTGCTTCCAATAGGTTTACTCCAACTGTTGCTGGTTATTACCAAATAAATGCTTATTGTGCGTTTACTGCTTCTGTTTCAAGCACAGATTTATTTTGTGCAATTTATAAAAATGGTACTTCTTACAGACTTGGAACTTATATTTCTAGAACTGCCGTTGGTAATGATGGCGATACTACTGTTTCGGACATTCTTTATATGAATGGTTCAACTGATTACATTGAAATTTATGGATATATTGTAGGAACTGGAACATTAGCTTTTATTGGTGGAACTGCTCCATCAAGGACTTATGTATCAGGTTGTTTAGTAAGGGCGGCATAATGTACGAAAAAATCATGGCTTTATATCCTAGTCTTACACAACAGGATTTCCTAACTGTAATCACACTACAAAACGATTCAGACGGCAAAGGCGATTATATTGCTAAATGGGAACACCCTACACTAGCTAAACCTACAGATGAGGAATTAGCATAATGCCATACGGAACAGTAAACGCTGATGTAATTCAGACTTCTACAAGCGGTGGAATACTAGGTGCTGGTAATGCTTCTGCTATGAAGAATCGCATTATCAATGGTGCGATGGTAATCGACCAACGGAACGCTGGTGCTAGTGTTACTCCTACTTCTTCTGCTTATACATTGGATAGATGGCAAGCAGTTATGAATGTAGCATCAAAATTTAGTGTGCAACAAAGCTCAACAACAGCTACAGGTTTTTCAAAATCTTTGTTAGCAACTTCTACTTCTGCGTATTCAATTGGTGCTTCTGAGTATTGTTTACTTCAGCAATCCATTGAAGGTTTTAATATTGCCGACTTGGGATGGGGTACTGCAAACGCTAAAACGGTTACTTTGTCATTTCAAGTTCGTAGTTCATTAACAGGTACTTTTGGTGGAGTTATTGCTAATAGTAACTTTTCTCGTTGTTATCCATTTACTTACACAATTTCATCTGCTAACACTTACGAATCTAAAACAGTAACCATTGCTGGCGATACAAGCGGAACTTGGGACACAACAAATGGTGCTGGAATACTTGTTAATTTTAGTTTGGGTTCAGGTTCAACAGTAAGTGGTACTGCTGGTGCATGGGCAGGGTCTTTGCTTACTTCAGCAACAGGCGCAACATCCGTAGTAGGAACAAACGGAGCAACCTTCTACATTACTGGTGTTCAACTAGAAGTAGGAAGTAATGCTACTGGATTTGAGTATCGTCAATACACTACCGAATTGCAATTATGCCAAAGGTATTTTGCTTCTACCTTTTCACAAGGAACTGCCGTAACTGCGGCAAATGCTTCAAACAGCAACGGCATAATGGGTAAAGGTGGTTCAACTTCATTAGAGCCTTATGCAAACTGGTCTTTGCCAGTAGAGATGAGAACAACACCAACTTGCACAACATATAACCCTTATACAAGTGGAACTGCTGGTCAATGGGGAAATTCAGGTGGTAATTTTGGCTCTGCTTCTGGTGCAAGAGTAGTTGGTACATCAACAAGAAATGTTACTGTTGATAATACAGGCAATACATTAACGGCTGGTAATCAATACTCTATTTGTATTTCAGGAACTGCGGAGTTATAAATGTATAAATTAGTAAAACAAACGGATGCTGTGCAAAGACTAAGCGATGGTGCTTTTATACCTTTTAATCCTGACAACACAGATTACCAAGACTACCTAAAATGGATTTCTGAAGGCAACACTCCTGAACCTGCGGAGAATGAATAATGTCAATGATTATTGATGGAACTAATGGTCTTACATTTAACAACGCTACTACACAAGCTAGTGCTGGTCAGATATTGCAAGTGGTTAGCACAACTAAATCTGATACTGCAACTACTACTTCAAACACAACAGTAGATATTACTGGTATGTCTATTTCAATTACTCCTAAATTTGCATCAAGTAAGTTTTATGTTACAGCTAGTTTTGTTGTTGGAGCACCAAGTTCCCATGCAAGCGTAGTATTAGATAGAAACGGAACAGATATAGGCATTGGAGATGCTTCAGGTAGTAGGGCTAGATTAACAGCAAGCACTTGTTCAGGAAACCCAGCAGCAAATCAGCCAGTTTCTATGTCATTTGAGTATTTAGATAGTCCAGCAACAACATCTGCATTAACTTATAAAATCAAATGGCGGTCTAACGATAGTGGTGTTGCCGTATATTTAAACAGAACAAGTGTGGATGCTGATAATACAGGTTATGGAAGATTTATTTCAACCATCACAGTTATGGAGATTGCAGGATGATTGATTACGCACAAATTCTTGTAACAAACTATGCTGGTAAGCAATGGACACTTAATGGCGATTCTTATAATGGTTTAGATTGGCTAGATTCTTCTACAAAGCCAACAAAAGCAGAACTAGATGCTTTATGGGAATCTACACAAGTCGCAGTAGCCGCTAAAGAACAAGCTGCCAAAGATACAAAGGCTTCTGCACTAGCTAAACTAGCCGCATTAGGTTTAACCCAAGATGAAGTTAAGGCTTTGGTAGGCTAATGAGTGAACAGATAGAGCGTATCGCTGTGTTAGAAGCTGAAGTAGAAAAGCTACAAGAAAGCCAGAAAGAGATACTAGACTGTATTCATGCAGTACGTGATGAGATGCTTCGTTATAAAGGCTTCTTAGGTGGAGTAGCTTTCTTAGCTTCTGGTATTGGTATATTCTTAACAGTCTTCAAAGACTGGATTTTAAAACACTTCGGTTAGGACCATTATGTTTGGTAAATTAATTGCTTTACTGCTTCTCTCAAGAGATACAGCTCACAGACAACATTGGGCTACTCTGAGTTTCTCACAGCATAAGACACTCAATGAGTTCTATGACAACATCCTTGAACTCACAGATAGTTTGATGGAGAAATATCAGGGACGAAATGGACGTGTAGAAGTTCCTACATTGGAAGAGAAAGATACATACTCTAAAGATCCTATCACAGTGCTTACCAAGCATTTAGATTGGATTGAAAAAGCTCGTTATCAAGCTGTACCAAAAGAAGATACTGCAATACAAAACATCATTGATGAGATTGTAGGACAGTATCTTGAAACCCTTTATTTATTAACTTTGGAGTAATAAAATATTATGAGTACATTTCAACTAGACCCTAATGGAGTAGCTAACGGAGTTCCTGCTTTAGGAACAACTCAAGTATTTACTGTTACAAACTCTAGCGTAGCTTCAACAGCCTTTGGTGCAA